TTATTCCGAGCTGCATGATAGCCCCCTACTCCTGCTCAAAGTCCTTGCAGGCGTAGACTGACACCAACGCCCCCGCATCTAGTGCTTCCTCCAGCGCGTGTTTCAGCACGTTACACGTCTGAAGGTCCTCCCGCACGAACTTCGTGCAATGCGGGCAGAGTCTGCCTGGCGGCGCCTGACGCTTATTGCCAGTGCGCCTCCAGACCAGGGTGCCGTCAATGTCCTCCCGCACGAACTGAGGTCCGATGCTCGTTTCTGCTTCTGCCGAAGCAAAGGGCGGCGTTGGCTCGCCCGACTCGCCGTCGCTCCAGTCCCGCGGGCCCTTTATGTCGGCGTATGCCCGCCAAGTTGCGAGTGCTACCCGCCTGCGCTCGCGCAAGCACTTCTCTTGGCCCTGAGCAACGAGCCGGACTTGTTCTGCCAGTTCGTCCAGGCGTTCTTTCTGCCCTATCGGGGCAGACAAGTCGTCAGTTACTATGCGCTCAATTTCATCGAGGCCCTCATCGGCAGGCGCTCTCGGCTGCAAGGGCGCCTCGCTTATGCGCTGGCACAACACGCTGTCCAGGTAAGTTCCAAAGCGTTCGTACTCGCTCTGGCGCAGATACATCCTCGCTACCATGTAGCGGGCGTCCTCGATAAGCGACTGAATGTATTTCGGGTCGGCCTCCACCCGCCAGGGCTCCTCAGCGAAGAGGCGCTTGAGTTCGTCTATGGTATTGCAGACCTCACTGTACTGCGTGGCGCGGTGCTTGCCGTGTACCCGTTGCCAGGCAGGATCGGCGTGCTGAAAACTCTCCCTCGGCGTATCGGCGATGCGAGCCTTTGATAGCTCCATCGAGCCGCCGTCCTCAAAGAGGAGCAGCGGCGGTTCGTCGGGCGCGCCCTGCACGATGCTGGCAGCACCGTGCTCAACCCAGTCGAAGATCGCCTCGCGGTGTGGCGAAGGCGGAAGCCAGGAACCCCACTTGTGCAAGATGTCCTCTGCCATTATCATGCCCCCTCTTCCGGCTCGAAGTGGCCGCACCCGTAGACCGTAAAAAGCATCTCCTTGGTAGTCGCCTGTTCGGTTAGCTCCTGCAACCAGTCGCACGCCTCCGGGTCCTGGTCGTGCGCGAACCATCGGCAATGCGTGCAGATCCAGTTCGCGAAGGCCGTCACCGGCAAGTCCGTGCGGACCCAGACGGTCATACCCTCAAGGTCGCGCTGCTCGAACGCGGGGCCTATGCGCGGCCTTTCTGACTCCATTCCAGCATCATCTCATAGAGCGGCACTTTCGGCTGCCCAGCCTTATTCAGCAAGCCGGTTCGCGTAGACCAATGGTTGTCGGAGGTCTCGAAATCATGCCAGGCGAGCCACAGGAAGAACTCCAGCCCGTGACTTTCAAGGAATTGCAGCAGCAGGTTCACGTATTCGGCGACGTGGCCCTGGCTGAGCGTCCGCACAAACGGATAGACCCAGGACTTCAAGTCCATCGCGTCGTCTGCATCGTTCCATCCTGGGTGCGTGGCCATGCCGAACTCCGTCACACAGGTCGGGTGCTCCTCAACGCCCGCGGCGGCGCATAGTTCGGCGAACTTCGCGAAGGCGGCGTTGCCGGTGCTTTCGATGTGCGGCCAGTTGCGCGGCGCGTGAAAGTACGAGTGCAAGCAGTTCATATCAAAGTCCCGCGCTGCGCCGTGTGCCATCACGCCCTCGTACCAATCAGTGATGAACCGTTCGCAGTGACCGGCTATGAGAACCTTGGCGTCGGGGTTGACCTCGCGGATCGCCTTGCTCGTCACCCCCAGTGCCTCGGCATATTTGGCGTGCGTCCAGCCCGCGCCAACTACCGAACAGTGCGCCTCAGACCAGAACTGCCAGTGCTGTACGACAGGCGTGAGCCGCTCAACTAATCGCATGACGTTATCGCGCCACCACGGATAACGATGCGCCAACTGCCCGCCCTCGTCCTCGCTCCGCAAGTCAACGACTGTGTGTATCCCGTATGTCTCCCATATCATGCGCACGTAATCAATGTCTCGTTCGATAGCCTCCGGCAACTGCTCTCCCGCACCTATGTGCAGGATAGTCCACTGTGGCGCGAACTCGCGCAGAAGCACCTCGGGCTGCTTTAGGTTGTAGTCTTCGTCAGTGAGGTGTTTCCTCACATCGCAGATGCCGATTTGCATAAGACTACCTTCAGCAGGAATGCCCCCTTCACAGTTTGAGGGGCGGCCTTTGCAGACCGCCCCTCGGAGAGAAAGACGACGGTACGGCTGGAACGCCAGAAGCCCCGCCGAAGCGGGGCCACCGCCAGGTTCACTCCTTCTGCGGCTTGGGCCGCGGTGCCTGCTTCTCCACCTCGAAGCCCAGCTTCTCCAGTACTTCCTCCACGCTCATCGCGATGTGGTACGACTGCTCGCCGGTGATCTCGATGACGGCCCAGTCTGCCCTAGCGTTGCTCTGGCGTACCAGCGAGACCACCTCTGGGTTGATGAGCGCCGGGCTCGTCGGAAACTGCTCGCTGACCTCCCTGGCCCATCCGTCCTTCCCGACCAACGGAAACTCTACTGCTTTCGGCATTTTCTTGGCCCCCTTCGGGGAATAGTTTGAGGGGCAGCCTATCCGTCCCTCTGTTCGCACGTTTCGTCCGCCTCGACTAAGAGCGCGAGTTCGGAATCACTAACTCGCAAGAGCACGCGCCTGAAGGCGTCAGCGCTACCTCCATCATACGGGTCTCTTTTGAGGCGATGGCGGCGTCTATGTTCTAGCGCGCGCTCTAATACCTCCCGGCGACCCATCATGCCACCGCACTCGGGGTATCGGTGCGCCAGGCTATGCGCTACATGATCCGCGATGTATTTCTTGCTGGCGTCGGCCTTTTGCGCACAGTCACCGTCGACTAGTCGCTGTGCGCCACGCCTCCAACTTTCTTCGCATAGCCACAGCATTGCTTCGTCCAGATCCTTGGGTTCCCAGTTTCCGGCATTGTCTTCTGGCATCGGCTTATGCCCCCATAAATGCTTGAGGGGCGGCCTTTGCGAACCGCCCCTCGCCGCTATTCGGTTGTGGGGCGGGAAGCCTCTCCTGGCCCTCCCGCCCCTTCTGTCCCTACGGCAAGTCCGAGACTACTCGGCTACTCCAGTTAGGCAGGGGCAGCGTCGTAGTCAATGTTGATCGCGGCACTGATGCAGTCGTCAGTACTGGCGTACAGACACGCAAAGTGCCCGCGCCAAACGGTGACCATCTTGATCGTCTGGCTTTCGATTGTCTTGTCGGTTTCCACGGTTACCCTCTTGCGGTCTCCGAGGATAAACGCGCGGTGGTTGTAGAGATACACCTGCGTCCGGTCCGTGGTCGAGCCGTCGTAGTAGCCGGTCGTACTGTTGTTCTTGGCTACTTGGCCCGACCGCAGAATCGGGAAGCCGAAGAGGTCGTCCACCGGCATTCCAGTGATGGGCGACAGCGCGCCGCCTGGCACCAGGATAAGATTCCTGTAACCAGTGGACATGTAGTCAGACATCACGCGCGTCCGGGACCACTGGACGGGATGCATCAGCCACGCGCACTGATCTGGCTGCGCGAAGGTATTCAGCGCGTCTATCTGCCCCAGCGCATCCTCCCCGTCCCACCGCGTCCCGCCTACGGCGATCTCGGCGGTGCTCGCGGCGACGGCCTGGGCGTGTAGCCCGTTCCAAGCGTCGTACGCGGTGTACTGGGTCATCGTGGTGTTGTTCGACTGACCCTGGGTGTCGTCGGTGTCGCCGTGTACCGTGGCGAACTCGATAGCCTCGCCCATCGCGTAGGCCTGCTTCTCCTTGACCAGTTCGAGCGCGGGGATAATGCTGTCCTCGTCAATCTCGCTGGTCAGTTTGCTGTAGGCCATCAGGTTGATGGCGGTCAGCGTGGTCTTCCGGTCGTCCGTATCAGACTGTGTCCCAGTAGCGGCCTCGGCGCGCTTGTACACCGCAACGTCCGCGCCCTCACCGGGCAGATCCACGACTTTACTCGTCATCACCATCTGGCGGACTGACGCGGATGCCTGCATCGGGTGCCGCATCGTGCGAGTGAACTCATCGCTCAATATGGTGGGCACGTAGTCCGAGCCGGTGCTTGTGGTCAGCGTCGCCTTCTTGTGCTCGGGCTCCAGCGTCTCCTGGAAGCCCTTGTACTCGTCTACGAACTCGCCCCAGTGCCCGTGCTCCTTTACCCAACGCTTCCAGTGCCCCGTCTCGCGGGGATCGTACTCGCGCTTGCCACCCATCGTCAGGATGGCGCACAGGAACGCGCTGGAGTCGTTGTGGCTCTGCAGCTCCTTGATGTTGCGCTGCATCTCGGGGTCGCTGGTCTGGGCCTCCGCCGGTTCCGTGATGACGTCGGCAGTTAGCGGGAACTGAGGCTTCTGGTCGGTGACCAGCGGCTTCTCGGCCAGCTTACGCTCCAGGCCCTTGACCTGTGTTGCGCTCGCCTCGGACTCGGTCTCCAGTTCGGCAATGCGCTCCCCGAGAGCCGCCACCTGGGCGACTACCTCAGCGGGCACCTCCGGCTGCTCGTCTTCCTCCTCGGCCTCCTCCTCTTCGACTTCCTCCTCCTCGGCATCGGCCTCCGGCTCCGTCACCGCCTTGTAGCCCTCGCCGATGCGCTTCCAGCTCTGGAACTGCTCATCAGTAACGTCCTCGGGCTCGACGCCGAAGGTCTCGGCGACGGCTGCCCTCTGTTCCTGATTCACGTCACGGCCTCCTAGTTCGGAGGCCCCCTGTTATCAGGCTCCTTTGTGCCTGCTCCGTATCATAGTGGTTACTGTTTGACTATGGGGATCGGCTTCGGGCGCAGCACTGGGACGGGTAGAACCCCGTCTCCCCTCGCGGTTGCATCGGCCTGCAACACGGTATCGAGGGCGTCGCGAGCCTCCTCAATCCTCACGCGGCTGTCGGGCATCAGGAATCGGCCTTCCTTGACCCAGTGCGTGGCGATGTTGGAGGTGCTGAGTGACAGGCCGCGAAGCCTACTTAGATTCTCTGCGAACTCGGTCTCCTCGTATATCTCCTGCTCGCCGGCGCGGAACTCGCTCGCCTTCTCCGGCGGCTCCTTATCAAACTTCTTGTAGTAGCGTTCCAGATGGCTGACGACCCCGGCATTGTCCGCGTCGGGTATGTCCGCCCCGCCCCGCGCCCCGTGCATCACGGCCATCGCAGCAGCGACCGCACGCCAAACCACCTTCAGGCCGCCGTCTATTACGTCAGCGATGGCGAGCTTGTAGGCCCCGACCGTCTCTGCGTTCTCCGCGTCGTACCAGACGAATGCCTTCCGGTACTTCGCCCAGTCGGTCTCGTCGCCGCCCGCCCACTCGCGGATGCGCTTGCGGGCCTCGCCCGCGTCCCACTCGCGGTCTTCGGGCGCAAGCGAGAGGTCCTGGAAGGGAACGACGCCCTTGGCCTCGCCGATGAGCGGCAGGGAGAGGTCAAGACCGAGCCCCTTCGCGATCTGCATCGTGGCCTCGTAGTTTGCAGGCATAGGTACGATGGCGATCTCGCGAAGTTGGATGCGCTCCCACACCCACGCGCCGCTATCCTCGTCCAAGTAACCCGGCGGCGACTCCTCAGTACCGTAGCCGTCAAAGCCGATGCTGAGCGCCTTCACCGCGTCCTGCTCGACCCGCGCCCATACCCTGTCAGTCAGGTCGTCTCCAGCGTTGAGTAGGCGCGCACGTATCTGAAGGCCCGCGTCTACGACCTCAGCCGTCTCCACATGGCCGATGGGCCACTGCCAGTCGTGAACGTAGCTCAGGACGGGGTGCTTCATAAACTGCGGCAGGCCGTCGGTGAACGCCTCGGGCTTGACTACCTTCCGCGTCTCGTCCACGTCGGGCGTACTCGCCAGCCCCTCGATGTAGCGGGCACCATCCTCCTCGCTGATGGCTTTGATTTCGGCGGGCAAAACCTTGATGTGGCTGTATGGCGGCGACTGCTTGTCTGTCCTCTCTGGCATCGGATGGGTCTCCAATGCCCCCTGCGAATCGGTACTAGCCCCCGTGTCTCTCGCGGTAACTGCTTACAGTCCGCCGAACGCTTTCAGCAATGCTCCGCATAGTGCGCCGCCGATTAGCGCACCGATGAAGAAGCCCTCGGCAAAGCGCGTAGTCGGCAGGCGGTAGCTTCTGAGTTCGGGGTCGGGCTTCGGCAAACGCTCGACCTCTACCATCAGGCGGCTGTCCGCGACGGGCGGCTCCGTTATTGCCCTCGGTTCACCGTGCGCTCGCGTCGGCCTTGACACGTGCGCTGGCGGTGCCTTGCCCTGAGCACTCTCTGCTACCTTCTCGCCCGCCTGCGCTCTGCGCATCGTCTCGCCAGCGTCAATGCCCTCGGTCAAGGTTATAAGGAAATCAGCGGGCCGCAGGCCATCCTCTATCGGATAGCGGTTCGCCGGCCTCGGTATCCGCTCTGCCGGTATCGGGTTCTCGCCACGCTTGCTAGGGCGAGGCTTTCGCGGCGGTTCCGTTGGCCGCGCGCCCTCCTTCAGCCCGCCTTTGCGCTGGCCGACTAGCGGCGGCACTGCGCCCTCCTCGCTAGGCGGCACTGGATTGCGCGGCGGCTTCGTCGGCCTCGCGCCGCGCTCCCTCTGTGGTCGGACCTTCTTGCCCATTACTTGCGCCCCCTGTGTGTTCCACTTGCCGTACTCGCGCTTGTAGAACTCCTATTCGCCTGTACCACGCACACCCCGCCGCGACGCTCCGCCCATAGACTTCATTGTCGTGCGGGTAAGAGAACTCGATGTCCCGAATATCGCAACCCCCAGGGCGTATGCGAACGTTGCACTCGCCAGTGTCGCGATTGCAGTGATATGAGTAGACGATGCCCTGCCATCTGCACCTAAAGCATGTCCGAGTCATGGCCACCCCTCGCTCTGTCGCGTCAGCTACTCAGTATATGCGCCAACCAACCAAGTAGGCCGCCGCCGATTGCACTCCCCGCGATGTCATGGCGTTGCTTCTTGGAAATACCACTCGACCTCGTCAATCTCAATTTGCGGCGAACCGTCAAGCGTGAGGTGGCTGCCGTCTGCAAACCTGATAAGGCCGATGGTCTCCTGGCCCTTGTCACCCCAACCCTTATCATAAGTCTCAACGCTGAGGACTGTCTTGCCCCTTAGCAATCTTGTTAGCTCGCGATTCAGACTCACATCATTGCCCCCTTACTCCACCACCGGCGCGGTGTCGCACCGGCACCAGATGTTATCCGCCGGCCCGCCCTTGTCGTCGTGCGGCCAACGCAGGTCGTGTGTGCCCTTGCGGTTAGGGTCGGCGGTTGCGAAGACCTTGCCGAACTCCCGCTCCTGGCCGTCGGAGGCCTTGTGCGTCGGCCTCGGCTCCAGCGGCGCGTGCGAGTGCAGCCAACGTATGCGCTCCACCCCGTTCTGCTTGTAAGCCTCCACCGTCGCGTTGCTCGCCGCCCCGTTCGCCTCCGTGATCGCTATCCTCTGCGCCCCAGGGGTATTCCAGTCGCCGTACTGCTCCTTGTAGAACTCCTCCACCGCGTAGCGCACCTCGGAGAGCGTCTGCCCCTCCTCATAGGCCCGCCCGATGACCCCGCGAATCTCGTCGTGGTAGGTCTCCGGCAGCGTCCGTATCCGCTTGGCCGTCTCCGCCGCCCACTCCTGGCCGCCGGGCGTCGTCGCGTCGAAGGGAGTGCTCAAGCCGAAAAGGTCAACCGTCGCGTTCCCCGCCCGCTCGTAGGCCGCCAGTTCCTCTGCGGTCATTTCTAGTACGGCCAAGTCGCCTGCCTTGTCAAGGTCGAAGAGCACCACGTCGGGCGAGGGCAGCGTCTGCTTGAGGCCTTTCTTGTCCTCCGCCTCCAGGTTCTCGACAACCTCGTCGGTGAATTTGCGCCAGACGCGGCTCACGGTCTCGCCCAGCGCCCGCACATCGGGCTCGCGCTCCTCCTGCCGCTGCTTCCAGAGCAGCTTGCGTGCCTCGGCCCCATCGTCGGCGATCTGCGGCTCGGCCTTCGCGGAGGGCGGATGCACCGGCGGACGGGGCAGCGCCGCCACCCGCGCCTTCTCAACGCTCTCGGCTATCCGTTCGACGGCGGCCTCCACCCGCGCCATACGCTCCTGTGCCTCGCGCTCGGCCTCAGCCTCCGCCTCTGCTTCCTCCTTCTCGGCACTCACGTCCCCGGCGATGGGCAGGTAGTTCGCGGCCATGTAGTACGTATCGAGCCCGGGCTGCCCTTCGACAACCGGCAGCCCGTGCAGCATCTCGCGTACCTGGTTCGGCGTGAACTGCCCGCTGCTTATCATCTTCGCGCCGGTCTCGGCCCGGTCGCGGTAGTCGGGCTGGAGGGCCTCAACGCTACCCAGGTCGAACTCCGTGGTCAGCCCATCCGTGTCGCCGAGCTTCGGTACCAGCGCCTCGTTGATAGTGGCCGCCAGCATCCGCAACTTCGGGCGCATCGTGTCCGACCAGAAGAGCTTGCGCTGGATGTCGGCGTTCGCATAGTTCACGCCGTCGGTGATGCCAAGCAGTATCCTCGGCACCCCGAACGCCGCGAGAATCTGGTCACGGTTCATCTTGCGAAGCTCGATAAACTGTGCCTCCCGCGGCGTCTTCCCCATCTCCAGGAAGTTGAACCCGCCCTCACCCATCCCGCTCAGGACCATCAGCTTCCCCGCGTTCTTGGTCCCGCCCCAGCGTTCCTGCGCCCGCTCGCGCAACTCCTCCTTCTGCTGGGGGCTGAGGTTCTCCGCCGCAATGAGCGCCGCGCTCGGCATTGCGCCGTTGCGCAAGAAGTTCCTGTTGAATAGTTCCGCGGCGCGGTCGGCATCAATCGCAATCGCCATCGCTTCGATTGCGCTCATGCCCCAGAAGGTATGCTTCGGCTGGTACTCGCGAAAGTGGATAACGTCCTCAGCGTTGTAGATCTTCTCGTCGCCTGACCCCTCGCTCTCCACGTACGTTAGCTCATTGCCCTTCACCCGCGCGCCCATGTTGTGCGGAGGCAAGGGCCGGAGCGACAGCGGTCCGCCACGCGAGTCGCGGACGATGTGCCAGAGTGCGTTGCCGTGCAGGGCGTTATCCGACGCAGTGTCGCGCTTGAGCATCCCCTGGTCTTGTCCGTCGTTGACGTAAGTGAATAGTTCGGGTATCACCCCCGTCGAAACGGGTTCGCCATCCTTGTCGCGGAAGACCAATGGCACGCTCGCCGCCGCGTCGCCGATGGCGTGGACGCAGGAGTAAACCCACGTGATGTTCTCGTACGCCCACGGGTGGTCGGCGGTGCCCGGCGTCTCCTCCGGGTCCCAGAAGGCGTACTGGCCGATAGCGCCTGTCGTGCTAAGAGCCTTCGCCTGCTCCGCCGCCTGCTCCGCCGCCTGCGCCTGGGCGGTTTCCTCGGCTTCGCGCTGTTCGCGTCGTGCTCGTATATCAAACGGCCACACAGGTATTTCTCCTAGCCCCCTGCGTGGCACTCATATAGTCGCTGCCCGCACTGTCCGTCAGAAGTAGTCTATCTCAAGGCGTGAGGTTTTGACCGGCGCGAAGGCCAACACCACTGCGTCGGCCTCGTCCGGCGACGGCATACCCCGCTTCTTCATATCGTCCTTCTTCTCGATGCGCAGCTTGACCGCGCCGCTATAATCGTAGCGCATCGCCGAGACTTGCGAGATGAACCGCTGCACCGCGTCGCCCTCGGCGGCGATCACCATATCCGGCTCCATCCCGCCCTCCTGTAAGAGCAGCCGCATGTGCCAGTAGATTTCGGCGCGCCTGTTGAGGAAGTGCTCCGCATCCAGCGCCGCCGCGCCGAAGTGAAGGCCCTCGTAACGGATGTCCGCGTTAGCGGCGTCGGCCTGGAGCATATCCAGGACAGGGCCGCCCACGCCCGTCTCGTCAATAACCACTACGACGGGGCCGCCGTCCTCTGCTAGCGCCGTCTCCGCCTCGGCCCGCGCGTAGCCCGCCACCTGCGGCCCAGAGGTGTCGCCCGGGTATGAGCGCAGGCTCCTGAGTACCCGCCCCTTGCGCCTCCCTATTGCCGTCCGGTCCTCGCCGTACCGGGCAACGTCAACCCCCACCTGCACGTCGCCTTCGGCATCACCCTCCTCGCGCCTCTGCGCTGCCTCCGCCCAGGCGAGCGGCACGAGTACACGGGTCGCGTCCTCCTCCGGGAACTCCGCCCGCACCCGCGCCACGTAAGCTGGGCTGTCGCGCCCCCAGTCTACCGCCCATTTCTCAACGCGCTCCGGCTGCACGAGGACCCGCCGCACCTCATCGGGCACGTCCTCGCCCGTCCAGTTCGGCGTCTCGTCAACCGCGATGCTTATCCGGTTGTAACCTAGCTCCGGGTTCTGGAAGGCGCGGTAGAACTTACCCTCGGGCCGGATGGGATTGCCGATGAGCAGCTCGCGGTACTCCCCGCCCGCGCTCAGAGTGTCAACGGCCTCGTATATCTCGTCGGGCAGCCCGCTGGCCTCGTCAACGATGACCATCAAGTGCGGCGAGTGGATGCCCTGGAACTTGTCCGTGTCGTTGGTGCTGAGGCCGTATGCCTCGTGCCCTGGCCCCACCACTAGCCGCGTCGTAAGACACTCCGCAAGCGCCCGCACCTCCGGCACCGCCCTCGCCCACGCCAGGTTGATTTCCTTCCACAGCAGCTTCTCAACCTGCCGCCAAGTCGGGGCGGTAGTCACCACCTCGGAGGGCTTGCGCGTGCAGAGGAACCA